TAAAAAAAATTAAAGCAAATCAGATAAGTCCGGTTTTTGATAATATGGACCTTTGAGGACTTTTCCGTCTTCGCGCTTGAGAGGTTTGCCGTCAACAAGTTTGGACATATTGCTTTTGTGAACGCGGTTAAAAACCTCTTCCATCGGAATGCCTAAGGCAACAACCATGCCGCTCAGAACATATTGAAGATCAGCCAATTCTTTAAACATTTTAAGTTTTGTATCTTTACTTGGTGCGCCGCCTTTTTCAATCTCGGAAAGAAGAGCGTTTATTTCGGCATTTAATTCGCCGGTCTCTTCGTTAATGAGTTTTTGACGCAACTCAAGAAGCGGCTTTGTGTAAGGGGCATTAATAGCCATTTCCATAGATTTATGAAATTCTTTGACCTTTTTTTCGTATTCGTTCATGAACATTCTCCAATACAAAAAAGCATAAGAGAAGAGGTTGAAAAAGGCAAGATTTATGATAAATCAGTTGACAGATTTAATTGGTTGAGCGATTCGATTTCGCGTTCGATTAAGCGGAGCTGATGAGAATGTTCGCGATATAAGGGTGAAAGATAATAGCTGTCATTGCCGATCTGGTTAATTTTTATTTCTTCTTTTAGGGCTTCTTTAGCCTTGAATAATTCTTGTAATTTTTTTTGCATATGAATTCTCCTTAATATATTATATATAAGAAAAATATCATATTTCAAGATGTGAAAAAGAGATTTTTCTAAAAATACAGAAAAATCTCAGTTTTAAAAAATTTTTATCAGCCGATTCGTTGAGCTTTTAAGGCAAAAATTATTTTGCCGGCGATATCAACTTTCTTAAAGGGTAACGAAACGCTTTTATAGTTCGCGTTGTCGGAAATAAGGACAAGTTCGTTTGAAGAAATTTGTTGCAAACGACGGATAATAAAATGATTTGAAGTGCGAACAAGGTAAAGACCGTCAGCGCCAAAATGGTTGAATGAAAAGTCGGCTAAAACAAAATCGCCGTCTTTTAAGGTCGGATCCATCGAATCGCCACTGACACGAAGCATCTTGATAAATTCGGGCGAAGTTGATGTGATGTTTGAAAAATCAGCTGCAGGCAAAGAAAGGAAACCCTCAGTGCTTTGAGCGCTTTGATCAAGATTTAAGGAAATCATTTCAACAAGAGCTGTTTTTGCATGGGAAGAAACGGGAGTGATTGTTTTAGGCAATTTGATGTCTGTCAATTCTTGTTCGTCAACGTCTAAGAGCATGGCAAGTTTTCGGCGTTGTTCTTCAGGCAACCGAACCGGCGAACGTTTGTTGATAAACTGATGTAAATAAGCTTCGTTTTTGCCGATGGAAAGAGAAAGAGAACGATAATTTTTTCCTTTTTCTTTAATGAGGTTGTCAATATGGGTGCGTATTTGATCAATATCCATGAGAATCTCCTTGTTTGGTTCATAAGAAACATATCATAAAAAAAATAGTTGTGCAAATGATAAATTTATCATTGATGATATAATAAATATATTATATTTAAAAGCGGAAAGGAACGGACAATGGCAAAAAGTGTTTTGGAAAAATATGAGGCAAAAGGGTGGCTCAAGGGCGGATTAAAAATTTTTTCGGCAAAAGACAGACTTTGGGCGGCAAGAAAGCTCCATCTTTCGTATCTGAAAAGCAAGCAGGCAACGCTAAGAGCAAGAAATATGGAGCTCGTAAAGGTTGATGAAACAAGAAAAACAGATGTTTGCGAGGCAAGGCTTGATGCAATTCAAGAATTTTTGGAAGCATTTCGGGCGATGCCGCTTGAGGGGCAGAAGATTGTTGAATGTGTTGTTTTTCAAGACAAAGAACTGAAAATCAAGAATGAGGCAAAAACAAAAGAAATCAAAAAGGCTTTTGTTCAAGCTTTGGACTGTTTGACTTTATTTTATTATGAAAAGCTCGGAGAAAACAGAGATGAAAGAAAACATATATGAAATTCGCGCAAAAAGATTTGAAGAGGTTTTTAGAATAAATCAAATGTTTCGGGCCGTTATCAAGTTGGCGATTAAAGATGCATATTTAAGAAAATCAAAAAGAAGTGATAAAATTAAAGCAGAAGCCATGAAATTTTTGAGAGGGGAAAAAGATTTAAAAATAATATGCGAAATGGCAGGGATAAAGCAAAACGAAATTGTAAAAGTCGTTAAAAACAAAAATTTAAAATACAAAGAAAAATATAATAAAATAAAATCAATTTTGTAGAAAAATATTATATTCAAAATGAAAATACAAAGAGTTAGAGGGTTTTGCACAAGGGTTGACTTTAAAGGAAAAATATGATATATATAAAACATCCTTAAAAAAGGATTTAAGAAACGGCGCGGATAAAAAAGCTGTTTTATTTTTTATAGAGAGCTTCGGCTCTTTTTTGTTAGCAAAGGATAATATAGGGCTTTGGATTAGAAAATTAAGAGAATTTCAGGTATAAAAAGCATAATTTTAAGATCGTTCCGGCAGGAACGTTTTTTTTTAATCAAACGAAAGGAAAAAGATGAACAATATATTGGAAATATGTCAGGAAGTTGCGGACATGACAGCGACACAAAGACCTGATGATTTGTTTGATAAAAATGTGTTGCATGATGCAATTTTTTTATCGGTGGCAAAAAGCGAGCTCGACAGCTTAATGCGCTACGGTGACTGGCAAGAGCTGATTAAACAAGGGCGCTTTGAAACAATTGAAAACAAGGCGTTTTATCCCTTTGATGAAGTTGTTGGTGATTTTTATGCGCTGATACACAATACGGTTTATATTAAAAACGAGGGGAAGCAGGCAATCGGGGCGATAACACCCGAAAAATGGATGAAAACACTCAATTCAAATCCCCATCAGGAAGAGATAAATTTTCGGATAGAAAACAACGGATTAAGGTTTATGGGAAAGCCGAAAGCGGGCTTAAAAGTTGTTTTTCTTTACAGATCAAATGCAATTTGCATTGATGCAAAAACAAGAGAACCCAAATGTGTTTTAAGTAAAAATACGGATATTCCGGTGTTTGACAAGTATTTGGTTAAACTCGGGATTGTATGGCGCTTAAATAAGCGAAACGGAATGGATTATGAAGAAGAATATAACGAATATCAAAAAGAGCTGAAAAAACAATTCGGCCGAGAGCTTGGAACGCAAGATATCAGGCTTGCAGGCGAAAATTTTTTAAAAGATGAAATAGAAATATATCACGTAAAATAAGGAAAAAGAGATGGAAGATATAAAACAATGGATTAAAAAAATTGAGGCGGCTGAAAAAAAATATGAGCCGTATCACGCATTAATCAAAGAAATCAGGGCATATTACAGAAATGAAAAATCAAAAAACAAGCACAACATTTTTTGGTCAACAATCGAAACGCTAAAACCGTTTTTGTATTTTAAGCAACCGAAACCGTATGTGGAACAAAAACAGAAAACAAACAGTCCGATAGAAACAATAGCCTGCCGGATTTTGGAAAAAGCGCTCAATTGGGATTTGGAAAAATTTGATTTTGACAGCGTGGTCAAATATGTCAGGAATGACTTTCTGCTTGTAGGGTTCGGCGCAGCTTATGAGCGGTATGTGCCGACCTTTAAAAAATGTTTTTTACAAAGCGAAACAGACGTTTGTCTTGAGATTTTAGAAGATGAAAAGGTTGAAACGGTTTATTTAAATCCCGAAGATTTTATTGCAGACACGCAAAAAGTTTTTGTTTGGGAAGACTGTTCATGGGTGGCACGCAAAATATTTATGACTGTTAAAGAGGCGGAAGAGCAGTTTGGGCAGGATTTGGCAAATTTGCTCAGCGTTGAAGGAACAAAAAGCGACGAAAAATCAATCAAAGTGTATGAAATTTGGGACAAAGCCGATAAACAAATTTTATATTTATCGAAAGAATGTTCGAGCAATTTTTTAAAAATCTTAAAAGACACGGCAAAGGTCAGCGGCTTTTTTACGATGCCAAAGCCGATGTTTGCAACATTAACAAATGACGGTTTAATCCCTGTGCCGGATTATGAACAGCTCAAGCCCTTGCTCGAAGAGTTAAGCGGAGTAACAAACAGGATGCAGCTTTCGATGCAGGCGATTAAGGTTTCGGGGGCATATGATAACAGCTTTCCTGAGCTTGCAAACATCTTAAACAAAGATGTGACTTTAGTGGCCGTAAGCGATTTTGACAGATTAAAAGAAAACGGCGGTTTAAGGGGAATTATAGACTTTGCACCGATAGAACAATATGTGAATGCTTTAGAGGCACTTGCGGCAAGAAGAGAAGATATTATGTCGCAAATTTATGAAATTACGGGTGTTTCGGATATTATGAGAGGAAATTCGGATAAGGTGGAAACGGCAACTGCCGTGGCTAAAAAAACAAATTTCGGAACACTTCGAAATCAAGACCGGCAAAATGATATGATCCGCTTTATCACAGATCTGTTGAAAATTAAGGCAGAAATGATCTGCGAATGTTTCAGCAGGCAGCGGCTGAAGTGTTTTGCAGACGAAAATATCAAAGACTCAGATGTTGATTTGGCCATAGAGGTTTTAAAAACAGACAAACTAAGGGGTATGGTTTTAGGTGTTCAGACAGATACGGCAATGATTAACAGCGATTTGCAAAGCAATCTTCAAAACACGATTTCAGCTATTCACCAATTGATCGTTCAGGCTTTTGATGTTGTTTCATCACAGCCGCTTCTTTTAGATTTATACAGGCAAATGATTGAGAGTTTAACAACAACATTGCCGAACGCGCGAATGTATGAGCCCGTCATTTCAAAAGCTTTTGAAGCAATCAGTCTTGAATTAAAGCAAAAAGAAGCTCCTGAGCCGAATTTAGCTGTTTTACAGCTCAAGCAAGAAGAACAAAAAATGCTGTTAGAGCATAAAATCAAGGAAAAGGAAGTTGCAATTAAAGAAGCAGAACTTGTTTTGAAAAAAAACGAACAAGATCGCAAAACAGCTTTGGAAAACAAAGAGATGGAACTTCAAGCAACCTTAAAAGCAAAAGAACTTGATGAAGATAAAAAGACGAACACGAATATTTCAACCGGATATGTGAAAGGATTTTAGAAAATGACAAGCGTAAGGCAAGATTTAGAAGAAGCATTGAGGCAATACGAGGAAGAGGAAAGAAAGAGAAAAGAAGAGGAATTAAGAAAAAGAGAAGAAAGAATAAGTCAAACAGCACAACATGATGTCGAAAGTATGTATGAGCCGTATTTGGACGATGATGAAAGTTGTTACATGAATTTTAACGGCACAAATCTGGGGCTTGTTAAAGATGGAATTTTGTATGATAATTTAGACGCAATTCACGGCGGATTAACAAAAGGCTCAAGAGGATGTATTGACATTCCTTGGCAAACGGATAGACTATGGTCATATTTAGACGAATGCAAAGAAGACGAGGTGCCGTTATATGTTAAATATAAAAGAAAACGTTGGTAAGCCAAAAGAACGACTTTGGAAATATTGCTTAAGTGTTAAAAAACTGCTGTGGCCGTTTAAATGGTATATTGGTTTTTATTTGATTTATATATCTCTGTTTGTCAGAGAATTAATAGCCCCCCTGCAGAAAATGATCCTATTTTTAGCGCAGAGGCAACATCCAATGATTGGAGCTATGAAAGCCAAAGAGTTTACATTGGAAGTTTGAAATTAGATATCATAATAATCATCTTGATTTTTTTGCTTGGATTAAGCAATGTGAAAAATCATCCGAGAATTGCAAAATTGATATTTCTATCGCCATGGATAATGACTTTCGCGAATTTAATTTTATCAATATGGGAAGAAATATTCGGGTAAAAAAATTAAATTAAAATTTTAAGAGGCATTCTTTGGAATGCCTTTTTTGTTAAGGAGGAAATATGTTCAAGAGAGTAAATCGGCGTGTTAAATCGGCAGATTTTATTTTGCCGGCGCCTGTGGGCGGACTGAATAAAAGAGATCCGCAAAGCAAAATGAGTTTAACGGATGCGATCGAAATGGATAACTATATTCCGACACAAAATGCAGTCGAGCTAAGACCGGGATATACACTATATGCGCCTTTAGATGAATTGGAAAGCAAAAGCAAAATTGAAACATTGGTTGCATATCACAGCCAAGATATAAAAAAAATGATAGCTGTTTTTAATAACAAAGCTTATGAAATTTTGCCCTCTCGCACAAAAGCTTTTGAAAATGTGAGCTTTACGAAAAACCGTTGTCAAACGGTTCAATATCAAAACAGGCTTTTCTTTATGAACGGAGTCGATATTCCAAAGGTGTATTTCGTTGACGAAAACGGTGTTGAACATTTTGAAAATTGGAGCTTTGAGGGACAGGATTTAACACCGGTTAAAATCATCAATGGCGGTGTGTCGCATGAATTTTTATGGTTTGTGGAAAAAAATTCAACGCGTGCATGGGTGTCAACGGTTGCGGGAAATGTGAGCGGAACGCTTGAATCCTTTGATACGGCACAAATCTTAAAATGGGGCGGGCACCTGATTTCTTGTTTTAACTGGACGGTCGACGGTGGAACCGGTATTGACGACTACACTTGTTTGCTTTCATCGGAAGGTGAGGTTTTAATTTATAAGGGCTATAATCCCAATGATGCTTCAAATTGGACATTGATGGGCTCATACAAACTGAGCAAACCGATCGGATATCAATGTGTGATGCAATATCAGGGAGATGTTGTGTTAATCACGCAAGAAGGTTATATCCCGCTTTCCAAAGCATTAAGCACCAACAATACGGGATTTTCATCAGTGGCATTTTCAGATAAAATCAGCGGTCTGGTATCCGAAAGAGCAAGGTTTTACAAAGATTTTGAGGGTTGGCAATCACTTATCTATACCAAAAGAGGATATGGCATTTTTAATGTGCCGCTGGGTGAACAATTTGAGCAACATGTGATTAATGTTGCAACCGGTTCATGGTGCAGATTTACAAATATTCGCGCGTTTTGTTGGTGTTTGCATGATGATGACTTATATTTTGGCTCAGACGACGGGGTGTATAAGTTTGATGACTCAAATTCTGACAATGGTTTGCCGATTGAAGGAAAAGTGGCGCAGGCATATACGGATTTGATGACAAGCAATATTAAAAAAATTGTGTTGCTCAATCCGAAGATTAAAGCTTCTAAAGATTTTAAGCTGATGGTTTGGACGAACATGGATTATGAAGATAAAGAATTGGATTATTATGTGGAATTCGGTCAAATCGGCGGCGTTGGCGAAAAATGGAATGAGGCAAGATGGAATGAAGCAAAGTGGAAGTGTTTAAAACAACGCAAAATACAAAGTCAATGGGTTGCAAACAACGCAATAGGTTATAAGCTCAGCGTTGTTTTTAAAACAAAAACGACAAACATTGAGGTCAAATGGTATGAAACAGGGGTCAGGTTTGAGACCGGAACCGGTATTTTATAAGGAAAAATCAGATGAAAGCGATTATGGACAGAGTTTTAATCAGGCTTGAAGAAAATGAGAAAAAAAACGGGGATATTTTTTTGCCGGACAATTTTGAAAAGACAAGAACAACGGGAGAGGTTTTAAGCGTCGGAGAAGACGTGAGAGCTGTAAAGGTCGGACAAAAAGTTTTGTTTCATGTGTTTGACGAGTTGCCGACAGTTCAAAAAGATGTTGTAGCGGTACGTGAAAATTCGCTTTTGGCGATTTTAGAGGAATAGCCGATGAGAAGAATGAAAACATTAAAGGAAACGTTGATTAAGATGTTAAGTAAACAACAAATCAGAGAGCAGATTTGCGAGATGCTGATCAATGATGCCAGAAACGGAAACTTAAAAGCCGTTGAACTGATAAGAGATATTACGGGAGAAAAAAACAATCCGAGCGCTGCCAATATTGAACAGGTGACAAATATCAAAATAGAGGTTGTTGATGCAAAAGGAGCTCAGGATTAAAATAGCACGCCCGTTTTTGCCGCTGATTGGCGAAAGAAAGCGTATTAAGTTTTTTTATGGCGGGAGAGGCGGCGGAAAAAGTTATGCGTTTGCGGACGCGCTGTTGCTTTTAGGATTAAAGCAAAAACTTTTGATTGCCTGTGTGCGAGAAATTCAGGAGTCAATTAAAGATTCGGTGCACAGGCTTCTTGCTGACCGGATCGGCTTTTATGGGCTTGATGAATTTGATGTGAAAGAAAGCGAGATCTTAAACCGCGTTAATGGAACGCGGTTTATTTTTAAGGGGCTGAGAAATCAGGATGCGCAAAAAATCAAATCGCTCGAGGGGGTGGATATTGTTTGGATTGAAGAAGCACAGACAATATCTAAAAAATCGTGGGAAATTTTGTCGCCGACCATCCGAAAAGACGGGTCAGAAATTTGGATTTCAATGAACAGAGAGGAAGAAAATGATCCTCTTTGGGTGGAACTCGGGGCAAATCCGGATGAGCGGACGTTCGTGCAAAAGGTTAATTTTTATGACAATCCGTTTTGCCCCGATGAGCTTAAAAAGCAGGCACTTGATTGCAAACAAAAATCAATATCCGATTATTTGCATATTTGGGAAGGAGAGCCTTTGAGCCAAGGATCGCACAAGCTCATAGATTCTGCAAAGGTGCGCGAGGCAATGCGCCCGAAGATCAAAGAAACAACATCACCTTTGGTGATCGGGCTTGATGTTGCAAGATTTGGTGATGATGCAACGGTGTTTTGTTTCAGGCGCGGAAGGCTGTGCTTAAAATTTGAGGTTTATAAGGGAAAAGACAACGTTGAGGTGGCAAATTTGGCAACGAACATAATTGAAAAATATCATCCCTCTAAAATGTTTGTTGATGTAGGCGGCGTTGGAGGCGGTGTGTATGATATCTTAAAAGAC